ACGCGCTGGTCGCGTCCGAGGTCAGCTTCCTTGAGGCCGAGCATTTCGGCGAAAAGCTGCACGAGACGACCTTCCGGGCGATCGTCGATCTGACCAGCCGCGGCCGCCGCGCCGATCCGGTGACGCTGAAGGACTATCTGGCCGACGAGAAGGTCAGCGAGGACATGACCGTCTCGCAGTATCTCGCCCGGCTGGTTGCCGCGGCAGTCCCGGCATCGCTCGCGCGGGAATACGCGCTGGCCGTGATCGACAGCCATGCGGCGAGGAAGGCCGCCCGGGCGTGCGACGACTATGCCGGCAGGTTCCTCGCCCGCGATCCGTCCAAGGGCATCACGGACCTTGTGGCGGGATTGGAAGACGAGCTCGGCGCCGTGCGCGCACTGGCGCCGTCGGTGAAGGAACGAGAGAGCATCAGCGACGTGCTGGACGTCTTCCTGCACAATCTGGGTGAAGGCCGGCGGGGCGAGGGACGATCGATCCCGCTCCCGCTGCCCGAACTGGCCGACGTGCTCCAGGAAGACGGGTTTCAGGCGGGCAACCTCTACGGCCTGCTTGGCGCGTCGGGTGAGGGCAAGACCTCTCTGATGCTGCAGATCCTGCGGTGCGCGGCCGACGCCGGGCATCCGGCCTTCCTGCTGTCCTATGACCAGACGCCGGAGCAGGTCACGCGCCAGATGATCAGCCAGGCGACCGGCATCTCGGTCTCGCAGATGACCCGCTACAACCCGCCGACGTCGAACACGCTGAGCGCCAAGGAAATGGAGATGATCGTCGCCGAGACCGAGCGGCTTCGCCGGCTGCCGATGGGCGTGAAGCGGCTGACCAACCAACGGATCGGCTCCATCGCCAGCTTGGCTCGCTCATGGGTGGGGAAGGTGCGAAAGAGCCGGGCCCCCGATGGAACGCCGTGGGGCGCTCCCCTGATCATCCTCGACCACAATCGGAAGGTGACGCCGGAAGACCCGCGCGCGCATGAGGGCCGCATTGCAGGCACCGTGAACGGGGCAGGGAAGGCGATGGCCGAAGAACTCGGCGCTGCGGTGCTGTTCCTCAACCAGCGCAACGGCAAGGGCATGGGCCGCAAGGTCCCGCGGCCGATCGCGGAAGACCTTTATGGTGGGGAGACCGCAAAGGAGGACTACGACGCCATCCTCTACATCTACCGGCCCGAGCGGTGGCGCGACGAGCAGCTGAGCATAGCCCGCGACCAGGCCGACGCCGACGAGATCAATCGCCGGTTCATGCTGCGGAAGTCGTTCAACGACACGCCCCGCGATCCCGAGAACATGGCCGAGATCGGCACGCTGAAGGTCCGGTACGGACGGACGGGGATCAAGGAGTTCGTCCGGTTCACCGGCCAGTTCACCCGGTACGAATCCGAGCGCGACGGCCGCGCAGGTGCGGAGCTTCCCTTCTGATGCGCTACGAGCCCGGAAAATCATTTGCCTGGTTCATGCCCTACGGCCGGGGCTACCTCGCTGTCTTCGCCTATCCCGGCAACAAGCGGACCCGCTACCTGCGGCATCCCGACGGCAAGCCCGTCCAGTTCCCGGACTACCTGCAGGCGATCGAGGCGGCCCAGCTTCAGGTCCGCAAGCGGTGCGAGCCGGACATCGTCGCGAGCCCGGCTGAGGATCCGATGGCGGCGCGGCTGGCGGCCGAGGTTGCCGACTTCAAGGATCGGCGGGCCGAGAATGATCGCAAGCTGCGGTCGGAGACCTTCACCATGCGCCGGGCGGGAAAGCGCGCCGTGGTCGTGGAGACAAAGCGGAGGGCAGGATGATCAATCCCTATCGGATTGAAGGACCGGCGCTGATCTCGTTCTCTGGCGGGCGGACCTCGGCATTCATGCTCTGGCAGCTTATCCAAGCGCACGGCGGCACGCTGCCCGACGACGTGGTTGTGGCATTCGCCAACACCGGCAAGGAGCGCGAGGAAACGCTGCGCTTCGTCCACGAATGCGGGTCGCGTTGGGGCGTCGATATTCACTGGCTGGAATGGCGCGATAGCCCTGACGGCTTTGAGCGCGTCGGGTTCAACAGTGCCAGCCGGAACGGCGAGCCTTTTGCTCAGATCATCGCGAAGAAGCAGCGGCTTCCGAACTGGAAAGAGCGTTGGTGCACCGAGTTCCTGAAGGTCCGGCCGCTGTTCGCCCTTGCCGCATTGCAGGGATGGGAAGCCGGCTCCTACGCCGAGGTCATCGGCCTTCGATATGACGAAGGACATCGCGTCCTCAAGGGGCTCGGCAAGGCCGATGAGAAGGGCCGGATGGTCCGCTACCCGCTCGCGAAGGCGAAGGTCGTCAAGGCTGACGTGATGTCCTTCTGGGCTGCGCAGGACTTCGACCTCGGCCTCGAACCTTGGGAGGGGAATTGCGATCTGTGCTTCCTCAAGGGCCGGGCGATCAAGAAGCAGATCATCCGTAATGATCCAGCAGTCGCCGCCTGGTGGGATGAGCAAGAGACCGTCGAGCGCGGCAACGGTCGCGGCTGGTTCGACAAGCGGGATCGCGTCGCCGGGCTGGTTGCCGAGGTTGCCGCATCCCCGACGCTCTTCGAGGACTTTGACCCCGAGGAATACGATGTCGAGTGCGGCCTCACCTGCGCGGAGGCCTCATGACCTCACGTCCCAAGGGCAAGCTCGACGCGCTCCTCGACGGTCTGGGCATCCGGCTCATCCCGGTCAAGCGACGGCGGTCGGAAGCCGATGCCGAGAGCCATGCCCGCGGCATGTGCCATTCCATCCGCAATGCCTATGGCGACGGGCACCTGATCATGGTCCTGCGGCTCATCCGGCAGTCGGGCAGGAACAAGACCGCGCTCTGGTCGGAAACCATCGGGGCTCTGTCGGACGTGCTCATACAGCGCCCCGAATGGCAGGAGAGGGCGTCAGACCTGTTCGACGCGCTCGACACCATCGACCTCAACAAGATGCGGCGTGAGGCCGTCCTGCGCCGCCCCTGGCCGGTGCGGGCCACGTTGCGGTCCTACCTGTTCCTCGCGCTGCAATCCCGGCTCGAGGCCGAGGCATACGATCGAGACCTATTCGGGGAGCATCCGGCATGAAGCGAACCAACGATCCCCTCAACGACGAGGCCAATCACGTGGCGGACGTGATCGAGCATGCCTGCGGTCCGTACAAGATCGCAGCGGTTTACCTCGGCTTGGCGAAGGTGATCGCACGATCATCGAAGAAGGCCGAGCGGCCAGACGCGAACGAGCTTGCGGACCTCATCAAATGGTTTGCGCAGTCAGAATTCGAGGATAGCGCCGCATGAGAGACATCAGCGAAGACGCGGCCGTGCTTGCCGACATGATCCCGGTGATCAAAGGGCGCTTCGTGGAGGCAATCGACACCGATCTCCATGTGACTTCCCGGCTGACCCACCCGCCGGCTGTCGTCTCCTGCTGGCCGGCTACACGGTCTGGGCCCGGCGATGATGATCCGTCTCCGCCGTTCCGTCCAAGTGCGGCCGCGATCTCCCGGTCCCACGAGGTGATGCACGAATGGCTGATCGACTTCGTCCCCGATCTGGATCATCGTAGGCTCATCCTGGCATGGTCCGCGAGCATGGCCCGGCCGAAGAGATACGGCTCGTTCGCCCGCTGGTGCAAGAAATCCGGCCGCGCGCGTAGTACGGCAAACCATCGGCTGCTGTCTGCATTCTCTATCGTTGCGGCGTTAATCCGAAAAAACGGAAAATCGTTGCAAGCCCCTGATTGGTCTAGGGTTGGACAGCTTGCCCGGAATTCGGGTATCGATTTGGGTAAGGTCAGGGAGCGTGCGTCGGAAGCGTCATTCGAAAGCCGAGACGGCATCGGATCATGGCGAGCGGCAGACGCGGTCCCGGCCAACGATCCCGACAATCAGGATTTCACCTGGGCCGAGCAGCAGGCCGAACGCCGTCGGCGGATGGCCGAGCGCAAGGCCGGGTGATCGCGCCATGGCGAAGCTCACGAAAGCCCAGCGCCGCGTTCTCGCTCACATGGCGCAGACTGGCGAGGCTTTGAGGCAAGGCTGGGAGTTTCGAGGCTGCGACGGGCTCCATGTGTGCCAGACGCCGCTGATGGCTAGGCTTGAAGGCAGCGGTTTCGTCAACGTCGAACAGGTCGGCGGCAGCACATTCGCAACGATCACCGATGCAGGGCGTCAAGCCCTTTCATATCCCTGCCCCGGTTAGGGCCTGCGTTCCACGCGGGTGTGTTTGACCCGGGGCGGGGAGGCCATCACTTCCAGCGCAAGAGGCAGGCCATGCACCGCTACCGCATCCGCCGCCGGATCGTGAACGCGATCGGATGGATCATCGCCAAGCTGCTGGTGCGGGCTGTGAAGCGGCAGGGGCTCTAGTCGCCGGACGCGGACGACAGCCGGCGCCATTCCGAGTAGGTCAGAAGATTGTCGGGGGCGTTGTCGCGCTCGTCCTCAATGAGATCAAGCGGGTGCGCGTCTATAAACAGGGCGCCGAGAACGCTGTAGCGGCCGCGAAACTGCAGGTCATTGGAGCCGACGGCGCGATGAACGACAATGGGAAGGGTCATGGTGATCTCCGTTTGGATGATCCCGCCTCAATCCGTTTCGCCGTTTCACCATTCCCGAGCGGGTGCATGAACGGTGCCCGATTCCCTCGGCGTGCGTCAATCGCTAGACCGGCAGCGACCGCACGGCCAGCGCCAGTTCCAGATAGGCGCGCACAGGGCCGGGAACGGCAGCCGCACCGCTTGCCCACGTCGAGACGGTATTGGGCCTGACGCCCATGCGCTCGGAGAACTTGCTCTGGGACAGTCCTAGTGCCTTCAAGGCAGCTCGAAACTCGATTTTTGTCATGGCATCGTATCGGTTCGTCAGAAGATCGGGCGGCCAGTATAACGGTTTGTGGGAATAAGCGCCATGCCGGGCTGCAAATCATGCCAGCAGAGAAGGCGCCTCCTCGCCGCCGGCTATGCCAAGGGCGGCATCAAGGGTGCGGTGAAGGCGGTTCCGTCGATAGGCAGGCACTTAGTCGCACACCCGCCGAAGCTGAAAGGGAAGGACGATGGCGCTAACCGATAAGCAGCGCCGGTTCGTCGACGAATACCTGATAGACCTGAACGCCACCCAGGCAGCGATCCGCGCCGGGTACAGTGCAAAAGCAGCCCAAGGACAGGGCTCCCGGTTGCTATCAAATGCTATGGTCGCCCGAGCGGTGGCCGAAGGCGCGCATAAACGGGCCGCCAAGGCCGAGGTGACGGCACAGGACGTGCTCATCGGCTTGCACAGGGAAGCCACCCGCGAAGGCGACGGCGCCTCTCACGCGGCTCGTGTGAGCGCCTGGGGGCTTCTCGGAAAATACCACAAGCTGTTCACCGATCGGATCGAGGCGGAAGTCTCTCTCGACGTCACGGTAATCGATGCCCGCAGCAAGCTCCGTTCTCTCCTCGCTCGCCAGCCTGCCACCCGCGGAACTGGAAGCGGTACTGGCGGGGCTGACGGATAAGGATTGCCAGGCGCTTCTCCATGATTGGCGCGTCTTCGCCCGGCCGAACCAGACCGAACCGGAAGGGGACTGGCAGAACTGGATGATCCTCGCGGGGCGCGGCTTCGGAAAGACCCGCACTGGCGCAGAGTGGGTGCGCGAACAGGTCAAGGCCGGCGTGAAGCGGGTCGGTCTCATCGCGCCGACGGCATCGGACGCTCGCGACGTCATGGTGGAAGGCGAGAGTGGCCTTCTGGCCGTGTGCTGGGCCGGTGATCGGACGGACGACGGCGAACCTCTTGGCCGCCCGGCCTATGAGCCTTCCAAGCGACGGCTGACCTGGCAGAACGGCGCGGTGGCGACGATGTTCTCGGCCGAGGAGCCGGAGCGCCTTCGCGGGCCGCAGCACGAGCGGATCTGGGCCGACGAATTGGCCGCGTGGAAGTATCTGCGCGAGACCTGGGACATGGCGATGTTCGGGCTTCGGCTCGGGGACCGACCGCGGACCTGCATCACGACGACGCCGAAACCGCTTCCTGTCGTGCGAGAGATCGCCAAGGACGAGCGCACGGTGGTGACGCGGGGTTCGACGTTCGACAACGCCGGCAACCTCGCCCCGAGCTTCCTGCGAGCCATTGAGGACAAATACGCCGGCACCCGTCTTGGCCGGCAGGAATTGAACGCCGAGCTGCTGGACGATGTGCCGGGGGCCCTGTGGACCCGCGACATGATCGACGAGGCGCGCAAGGGCGTTCGCCTGCCGGACATGAGCCGGATCGTGGTCTCGATCGATCCCAGCGGCACCAGAGGCGACGAGGACGAAGGCGACAGCATCGGCATCATCGTTGCGGGCAAGGGCGTGGACGGGATCGGCTACATCATGGCCGACCGGACCTGCAAGCTTTCACCGGACGGCTGGGGCCGGCGCTCTGTCGCCGCCTATCACGAGTTCAAGGCCGATCGGATCATCGCCGAGCGCAACTTCGGCGGCGCCATGGTCGAGCACGTCATTCGCACGATCGACCGGAGCGTCAGCTACAGCGAGGTCGTCGCCAGCCGGGGCAAGATCGTCCGGGCCGAGCCGGTTGCCGCTCTCTACGAACAAGGCAAGGTGAGGCACGTCGCAGGTATGGAGCGTCTGGAAGACCAGATGTGCTCGATGACCAGCGACGGCTACCTCGGCGAAGGCTCTCCCGATCGCGTCGATGCGCTGGTGTGGGCGCTCACGGAATTGATGGTCACCGGATCGAACTACGACATCAGGGCTTGGGGGTAGTTCGTGCGGTTTCTCGACTCCATCGTCAACATCTTCACCGGCCAAGGGCTGACGAAGGGCAAGGCGCACGGCGCCACCTATGCCTTCACGCCGATGGACCCGATGGAGCTGGAAGCGGCCTATCGCGGATCGTGGCTCGCGAGGAAGGTGATCGACATTCCCGCCATGGATATGTGCCGGGAATGGCGTGATTGGCAGGCCGAGAACGACCAGATCGAGAAGATCGAGGCCGAGGAAAAGCGGCTGAACGTCCGCGGCAAGGCGCTGGAGGCCAAGACCAAGGCGCGGCTGTACGGCGGCGCGGCGATGTTCATCGGCGATGGCTCGGTCAATCAGTCGGAGGAACTGCGGCCCGAGCGGCTGAAGAACGGCGGGCTCCGGTATCTCCCGGTCCTGACCTGCACCCGCCTTGCAGCCGGCGAACTGGAAACCGACGTCACCTCGCCCTGGTACGGCACGCCCAAGGTCTACACACTGCAGACCGGCACCGGCGCCCAGGTGATCGTCCATCCCTCGCGGCTGGTGCGGTTCATCGGGGCGCCGCTGCCGAACGTGGAAACCACCGTCGCTACAACCTGGGGTGACAGCATTCTTGAGGCGGTGTCCCGCGCTCTGAAGGATGCCGAGGCGACCGCGGCGAACGTGTCGGAGATGACCCACGAGGCCAAGCTCGACGTCATCAAGATCCCGAACCTGACCGCGATGGCGGCCGACCCGGATTATGAGTCCCGGCTGCAGAAGCGTGTCTCCACCTCGATGATGATCAAGGGGCTCTACAACGCCCTGATCATCGACGGTGACGAGGATTATCAGCAGAAGGAGATCACCTTCGCCACGCTGCCGGACGTGATCGACCGCTTCATGCAGATCGCTGCCGGCGCGGCCGATATCCCGGTAACGCGGCTGTTGGGGCAGAGCCCGGCAGGCATGAACGCGACGGGTGCGCACGACGAGAAGAACTATTTCAACCGCATTCGCTCCATGCAGGAACTGGAGATGCGGCCAGCCATGTCTGTGCTGGATGAGTGCATCATCTGGTCCGCCCTCGGGAAGCGCCCGCCAGAGGTTCATTACCGTTGGTCCGAGCTGTTCCAACTCGACGAGAAGGACCATGCGGAGATCGCACTGAAGCACGCGCAAGCGTTCCAGATCGACGCGAACAGCGGACTGATCCCTGACAGCGCCCTCGCGAAAGGCCGCGTCAATCAGCTCATCGAGAACGGCACGTATCCCGGGCTCGAGGCAGCCATGGACGATGCCGAGGCCGAAGGCGACGCGATCGACTTCAGCGAAAAGGCGACGGCAGCGGAAGAGGCGGCACGGGCAGCGCGTGAGGCGCCGGCTGCGGCCACCGTCACCCGGCTGCAGGCGGCGGCGAACGATGCGGCGCCCCGGACGCTGTATGTCCGCCGGGACGTGCTGAACGCGGCCGAGATTACGGCATGGGCGAAGTCGCAGGGCATGACGGACATCGTGCCCGACCTGCACGTCACGATCATCTACAGCCGGCAGCCGCTGGACTGGATCAAGGCCGGCAACGACAGCGAGTATGGCTCCGACGGCAAGGACCAGATGGTGATCCCCGAGGGTGGTCCCCGCGTGGTCGAGCCGCTTGGCGGAATGTCGGCAGTGCTCATGTTCGCGTCGTCACGCCTCGCATGGCGCCACGCCGACATCATTCGGGCCGGCGCTGAGCACGGGTTCCCCGACTATCAGACGCACGTCTCGCTGACGAAGACGCCGATCGACCTGACCACTGTCGAGCCCTATCGCGGCAAGATCGTGCTGGGGCCGGAAATCTGGGAAGAGGTCAAGGAGGACTGACCGTGCAGTCCTACAGCCTCTCCCGCATGGCCGCGACGAAGACCAAGCGGCCAGCGATCACCCTGCCGCCCATAACCGACACCCGGGGCGCCCAGACCGAATACCTTCGCGCTCTCCGCGCCATGCTGCGGTCACTGGCGGCCACGGTGCGTTCCGACGTGCTTCCGGCCGCCGAAGCCGAGATCGCCCGTCAGCGGTCAGCGATGACGCAGGACGCGCTGGGCGAGTTCGTATTCGAGAGCCTGAAGCAACTGGCCGTTCGGCTGGGTGTCATCGCCGAGGGAATGGTCGGGCGCATCCTCCGGCTGGAGAGCGAGCGGCACACCAAGAAGTGGATGGCCTCGGTGCGGGCTACCATCGGGATCGATCTCGCCGCGGTGGTGAGCCAGGAGGATCTGGCGGAGTATCTGATCGACGCGAACCGTCGGAACGCGGGGCTTATCCAGAGCCTTGCGAGGGATACCGTCGGGAAGATCGAGCGCGCCACCTACGACGCGGTTCTGCAGGGTCAGACGGCAGCTCAGCTACGCAAGCGGCTCACCGATGAGTTCGGCGTTGCCGATCGCCGGGCGAAGGTCATCGCAAGAGATCAGGTCGCAAAGACGACCTCGGACTTGAACCGGCTGCGGCACGTTCAGGCGGGTGTCACGTCCTACACCTGGATGACGAGCCGGGATGAGCGCGTGCGGCCGCGCCACAAGGAACTGGACGGCAAGGAATACGAATACGGGAAGCCGACCGGCGCCGAACAGGGGTTGCCGCCGGGGCAGCCCATCATGTGCCGGTGCGTTGCCCGCGGCATCGTCTACGTGGACGGCGAGCGCTTCTGATAGCTGGCAAGGAAGGCATCAAGCTCTTCCTGCCCTCCGATGTGCGCAATGTCCTGGGTAACGGACATCGACACGATCTCCTCCATCCGCCGCTGAAGTGTGCGGACGGTGAGGGCGAGTTCGGAAATCCGAACATTCTGCTCAAGCGCGAGCTGGCGAAGTTCACGGAACTGTTCGTCGGTCATCGGCGCGGACAATACCACAATCGAGGGCTCTGGCCATGATCTGTGTGAAGCTTGGCGCGGACATCCGCGTCCGCTGGTGGGTGCACGTGCTCGCGTTCCTACCGCTGCCTTGGCCGAAACGGGCAGCCGATTGGGTCGCCACCCACGGCATCGACATCCGGCCCTACACGGTCCGCGAAGACGGCACCAAGGATTACATGTGATGCAGTTCATCGACGCGGCCGAGGTCGAAAAGCCTCGCGTCACCGCCGACGGCTATCTCGTGGCCGACGCCCGGATCGTGCGGACCGGAATCCAGATCTACGCCGGCATCGAGGTCGGCAAGCCCGAGATGCAGATGGTCCGGGTCTACCGGCCGGAGGCAGAGGTCTTCCATCGCGACAGCCTGGCGTCGTTCTCGCACATCCCGATCACCGACGATCACCCGGCCGAAGCCGTGACAGCCGACAACTGGGCATCGCTGGCGAAGGGCGAGACCGGCGACGAGGTCCTGCGTGACGGCCAGCGCCTGCGCATCCCGCTCATCGTGAAGGACGCCGCGGCGGTCAAGACGATCCAGTCTGGCAAGCGCGAGCTCTCCGCCGGCTACTCCTGCGAGCTCTCATTCGAGGACGGCGTCACGCCCGAAGGCGAGGCCTACGACGCCATCCAGAAGAACATCCGGGCCAACCACCTGGCGATCGTCCAGCGCGGGCGAGCCGGATCGGAATGCCGCATCGGTGACGGTGCGGTCCACTGGGGCATCGCCCCGCTCACTGTAGAGGACAAGGAACCTCCCATGGCCCTGAAGACGGTTACCGTCGATGGCATCCCGATCGAAGTGACCGATCAGGGAGCCACGGTTATCGCCACGCTGCAGCAGCGGCTCGGCGACACCACCACCAAGCTTTCCGATGCCGAGAAGGCCCACGCCAAGGCGCTGGCCGACAAGGATGCGGAGATCGCCAAGAAGGACGCGGAACTCGACGACGCGAAGGGCAAGATCCTGTCCGACGCCGATCTCGACAAGCGCGTCCAGGACCGCGGCGATCTCGTCGCGCTCGCAGGCGCCATTGCCAAGGACGTGAAGACGACCGGCGTGTCCGATGCCGACATCCGCAAGGCCGTCGTGGTCGCCAAGCTCGGCGATGCAGCGGTCGAGGGCAAGTCGGCTGCCTACGTCGATGCTCGCTTCGACATCCTCGCCGAGGACGCCAAGAAGGGCGGTGATCCGGTGGCCGCCGCGCTCGCCGACGGTCGGCCCGCACCCATGAACGACGGGTGGAGCGACAGCGTGTTCGCCGCTGCCGGCGTCAAGATGAAGAAGGAGGCCTGATCGATGGCTATTCTCACCGAAGGCGTCCGCACCGCGGGCTTCCTCGTCTCCGAGGCCAACGGCATGTATCGCTCGCGCGATGAAGTGACCGTGGTCGGCGGCACCACGCCCGGCCTTGCCGCTGGCACCATCCTCGGCAAGCTCACGGCCGACGGCAATTTCGTTGCCTACGATCCCGGCGCAGCGACCGGTGCCCAGACCATCGCCGGTGTCCTCTACGAAGGCGCGATCGGCACGGTGACGCGCACCGTGGTCACGCGGGATGCCGAGGTCGTCGGCGCCCACCTCATCTACCAGTCCGGTGCGAACGATGCTGCGAAGGCGACTGCCAACGCCGCGCTGGCCGCGCTCGGCATCATCGTTCGATAAGGAGCCGCTGAAATGGCCAACATGAACATTTTCAACGGCTCCGCGTTCAGCACCACTTCGCTGAGCGGCGCAGTCGACAAGATGGACTATGTTCCGTCGCTGCTCGGCAGCCTCAATCTCTTCGAGGCGATGCCGGTTCGCACGCACGACCTCTGGGTCGATCGTCGCGACGGTGAAACGGTCCTGATCCCGACCTCCCCGATGGGCGCTCCGCCTGCCGAACTGGTCAAGGATACCCGCACGGCCGTTCCGCTGCGCACCACGCGCCTCGTGAAGGGCTTCACGCTCTACGCCACGGAAGTCCAGGGCATCCGCGCCTTCGGCTCCGAAAGCGAATCCATGCAGGTGCAGGCCGAATACCTGCGCCGGATGCAGCGTATCCGTCAGGACATGGAGCTGACCCACGAGCACCACCGCCTCGGCGCGCTCCAGGGCAAGCTTCTGGATTCGGACGGAACGACGGTGATCTACAACTACTTCACCGAGTTCGGCGAGACGGAAGCGACTGCGATCTCCTTCGCGCTCGCTACGGCGACCACTGATGTCCGCGGCAAGTGCGCCGAAGTCATCCGTGCCATGACCCGTGCGGCGCGTGGTGCCATGACGCCGGGCACCACGGTTCACGCACTGGCCGGCGACGAGTTCTACGACGCCCTGATCTCGCATCCGAACGTCGAGAAGGCCTATCTGAACTGGAACGCCGCATCCGACCTGACGCAGAACAAGGCCTTCGGCGCCTTCACCTTCGGCGGGATCACCTGGCACAACTACCGCGGCACGGATGACAATTCGACCGTCGCGGTTCCGACCGACGAGGCGAAGTTCTTCCCGGTCGGTGCCACGGGCATCTTCAAGAAGGCGATGGGGCCGCTGGAGAGCATCGAGTACGCCAACACGGCGGGCCGCGACACCTACGCGATGAACATTCGCGACATGGATCGCAACTTCTGGACCCGCGGCGAGGTCTATTCCTATCCGCTCTACTTCTGCCAGCGCCCGGAAGTCCTCCGCAAGGCGACTGCCTAATCAGCAGGGCGGGGCTTCGGCCCCGCTCCACCTCAAACCGGAGGCTTGAGCGATGGAATATCACATCAAGAACCCGACCCATCGCGCCAAGGCCTTCAAGGTGCATGGCGGCCTTGAGGAGGTCGGGCCGAAGTCGGAAGGCACCATCGACGTGAAAGGTGGCCTGACGGACGAATTCATCTCCCTGCAGGCGCTTGAGGGCGTCGTTATCACGCCGGTCGGAGGTGAGGCGGACGAGCCTGCGAAGACCGAAGTCGGCGCCTACGAAGCCCGCGAGACCTCGCCCGGTTGGTTCAAGATCCACGACGCGAACGGCAACGCCATCGGCAAGTCCATGCGCGAAGAGGAGGCGAAAGCCTTCAACGCGCTGTCGGACGCCGACAAGGCCGCTGCCGTCTCCGAAATGGAAGCCTGACCATGACCGCCGTGAACATCACCAACCACCACGACACCGCTCTGACCGTCGGCACGGTCTCGATCGCGCCCGGCAAGACTGCGGCGGTGCCGCGGTGGGAGATGATCAAGCGCGGCCAGCCCGTCGCGACATGGGTGAAGCTCGGCCTTCTGACCGAAGCCGGCGACACTCCCAAGCCCCAGGCGCCGGAAGTCGTCAACGATCCCTCCGTCCTGCCGGCCAACAAGCCGATCGAGGACATGACCAAGGCCGAGCTTGTCGAATACGGCAAGGCCAAGGGGCTTTCGATCGATGATCGCGCCACGAAGGTCGAGATCTTCGATCTGATCGTCTCGGCCGAGGACTGACCGATGGCCTACACTGTGCCGACCACCGAACAGTTCGTCACCCGCTATCCGGAATTCGATCCGGTGGATGACGCGCTGATCGGTCTCGTCCTGACCGAAGCGGCCGGGGTGGTGAACGAAAGCTGGATCGAGCGGGACTATCCCATCGCCATCATGCTCCTGACTGCGCATATGCTGGTCACCGAGGGCGCAGTCGAGCGGGCGGCAGGCAAGAAGTCAACCATGACCAGCACCGGCCCAATCAAGAGCAAGACGATCGGCGAGGTTTCCGTCACATACGCCGGAGCAGGAGCGGGGGCAGGAAGCGCGTTGGGCGACTCGGCGGGCCTTTCCGCCACCGAATACGGCAAGCGTTTCCTGGCGCTGCGGAGAGCCAATTTCGGCGGGCCGATGGTCGCCTGATGTTCACCGGCAGCATTACCCGATCAACCCGGATCAACGTCGGCGACATAGCCAAGAAGCTCAAAGGCGGGCCGACGCAAGTCAAGGTCGGCCTGGTCGCCGGCAAAACCGATGGCGAAGAGATCAAAAAAGGCATCTGGAACCACTACGGTACGAGAGGCGGCCGTTCCGGCGGCGGCTGGGGCGGGCCTATCCCAGCGCGCCCCTTCCTCGCCAACGCCATGCGGGCGAACCGCAAGAAATACCAGAACATGATGAGTAGCGGCGCGCATTCGATCTTCACACAATCTGCCTCGCCGCTCACTATTCTCCAGCGCCTTGGGGTGCTCGCGCAAGGCCATACCCAAGAAGAGATCACCAATCTTCAAAGCCCGCCGAACAGCCCTCTGACGATCAAGCTCAAGGGCTTCGCGAATCCGCTGGTGAACATCGGCGGGATGAGGAAGGCGATCACCTACAGCGTGGAAAACTGATGCTGGACATGAGCGACGCATTCGACAGCGACACGACCGACGTCGTCACGCACGAGCGGGATGCGGAAGGCGCCTATGTGAACGGCAAGTGGGTTCCGGGAGCGACGACCACGACTGAAATCGCTGCGTCGATCCAGCCGATGTCGCTGATCTCGCGAGAAGAATTCAGGGATCTGCCAGAGGGCACCAGAAACGAGGCAAAGGCGATCATCTGGACATCATATCCGATCAAACCTGACGACCGGATCATTGATGGAGACGATCGTTATCGCGTCCTCTCTGGAGACGACTGGCAGAAGATGGGCGGCTACAGCAGCGCCATTCTCGGCGCTTTGTCATGACCGAGGGCGAGGTGCTGGACGCCACCCGGAACTGGATTGCGACCACCACAGGCATTCTGTGGATCGACAGCTACCAGGGCGGCCCCGAGCCGGCAGAGCCCTACGGCGTCATCAATCTGGCAATGGACGATGCGCTAAACGATCATCCTCGCGATGTCGACTATACCGACGCCTCCGGGGTGATCCGCCAAGTGCCAGTGCAGGACTGGTACTGGCGGTTCCAACTCGACGTGTACGGCGGCGCGGGCAAGACGATCTTGCGCAAGATCAAGACTGCGGCGCAGGTGCAGACCGCGATGGAAGGCCTGCTGCCGCTCCAATTGGCCGAAGTCTCGCGGATCGCTGACGCCACCGAGATCCTAAACGCCGAATTCCAGAACCGGGCGAACATGACCGTCGAAGTCCGCGGCGTGGTTCGCGATGGGCTCGTCATCAGTGTGATCGAAGAGCAGCAGCCGGACTTCGCCCGACTCTAAGCAGTCCCTTTCCCAAGCCAGCCCCTGAGATGGGCCAATTGAAGGAGGTCGCCCGTGGCGGTCATTCCCTACAGCCGCGTTGTCGACGTCTCTGTCACGCGCACGGACAATTTCGTGGCCCGCCGTGGCTTCGGAACGCCGATGTTCCTGCAGTCGGTCGAGGTGACCGGCGCGGTCGATGAGGACAACAGGACGAAGCTCTACACGACCATGGAAGAGGTCGCGGCCGACTTCGATGCGGCCGATGCCGCCTATGTGGCCGGCCAGACCGCGTTCGGCCAGAACCCGCGCCCTGCAGCCTTCAAGGTCGGCTACTACGACGCCACAGCTGTGGCGGCCGGTGCCGATGCCCCGGCCAAGGCCGCGTTGCTCGCCGACGAACTCGACGCGATCCGTGATGCCGACGCCGAATGGTACTTCCTTCTGGTCGAGGACGATCTACGGGACACCGCCAGCATCACCGATGCCATTGCGGCCTGGGCCGAGGCCCATACCGTCATCGCCATCATCGACAGCAACGACGTGTTGATGAAGAGCCCGACGGACACGACCAACATCGCGGCCCGGCTGAAGGTTTCGGAATACGAGCGCACCGCGATCTTCTACCACGAGGTAGAGGCCGAATACCCGTCGGTCGCTCTGGCGGCTCTGCTGAGTTCCTTCGTGCTGGATGAGGCGGAGAGCGCCTACACGCCGGCTTTCAAGCAGCTTCGGGGCATCACCCGAACCAACATCACCGGCGGCGAACTGCAGGCGGTTACGGGCTTCGTCCCCGGCCTCGGCCAGGACAAAAGCGTCGGCCATCTCGCATCGGTCTACGTCGACATCGGCGGGCAGAACCACGTCCAGTTCGGCTCGGTCATGTCGCAGAACGATTTCGTCGATGAAATCCACTTCGGCGACTGGCTCAAGGCCCGCACCGAGGAGGAACTGTTCAACATCATGCTGAACAACAAGCGCGTGGCCTTCGATGACCGTGGCATGGCGCTCCTTGGATCTGCGGTCGAGTTGGTCATGAACAGCGCGATCGATGCGGGTGCCATTGCGGCCGACATCGACGATGTGACGGGGCTGGTTTCGCCTGCCTACGAGATGGTCATCCCGCGCGCCCGATCGGTTCCGGCGTCGCAGCGCAACGCCCGCATCTCGCCGCCCATCCGGGTGTCCTTCCGCTATGCCGGCGCCGTGCCTTTTGCCCAGGCCGCATACACCGTTCTTTCCTGAGGGCTGAAAAATGGCTGATATCACCACCTACAGTGCGAAGAACGTGCAGGTCTCCCTCGATGGTCGCGATGTTCGCGGGCTCTGGGAAGGCGACGACGCGGTCTCGGTCGCACGCAACGCTAGCCGCGGCACGCCGATGGTCGGCGCCGACGGACGGACGATCTTCTCTACCTCTGCGGACGAGAGCGCGATCATCACGCTCAAGCTGCAGCACACCTCCGCAGCGCACTCCTACCTGCGGGCGGTCGAGCGTTCGATGACGGCAGGATCGGTCCGCAAGTTCCCGGTCTCCGTCCGCGACACCGAAAGCAACGAAGGCGGCTCGGCGGCCGAGTGCATCATCATGGAAGCGCCGACGATGTCCTCGGGCGTCAATGCCACTGAGCGAGAATGGCAGATTTTCGCTGGTCGCTGGCAGTGGAACGAGGTCCGGTTCGAATAGTGCTCAACTGTTCTTGAGATAGCCAAGGCTGATCAGGGCATCCCGCAAAAGGCGCCGGATCGCTTCGGATCGATTGGGCTTGTCACCTTGATCGGCGGTGAACGCATCGACAGCCGTTAAGGTCTCATCGTCAAACGCGATGAGCTTCTTATGCGGCACGGTCTCTGGTCGCCCGCGAGGGCGAGGGGGTGAATTTCGCATATGGGTAATTGACGCCTCCTGAAATTACCTATATATAAAAATCAGGCCGATGGGAAGCAGCAACTTCCACACCGGCCCTGACCGAAACGACGATCTCAGGAGGATCATCGAATGGCTACCCGCACCATACAGCTTTCCCGCATTGCCCGCGACCCGTTCGTGGCAAGCGCCTTTGCCCGCATTGAAGGCGATGCGTCGTCCGCCCTGGTTATCGCCGACAAGCCCAAGCCGGTTCTGTCCGGTGGCGCCGTTCGCGTGCTGGAGGCAGCGTGATGGCGGACATGGAGAGGAAGGCCCGACTGGCGCAGTCGTTTCCGACCGAGGCGATGCGCCTCCCGCACATGGCGGGGATTGAGTTGGAGGTCGTGATCGCGGCTCTGTCCGCCGGGATCGACGGTCTCTGCGGCGTCTACAATCAGCCGAGGTGCGACGCCAATAGCGTCGGCGGAAAGTGGATAGCCAAGGAAATGGACCGGCTCGGCGGGCTGCGCGAGATGTTCATCCTCGAAATGAAGCACCGCGAGCCGACCGGCAATCCAGACGAGGACGAGGAGGCCATCCGCATTGTCTCGTCCTACGAGATGCTGGATTGCGGCTCCGACATCGCCGAGGTCATGGAGTGGATGATCGGGCGGAAGCGGAAGGCCGACGAGGCCGCCAGAAACACGAGACGCGCCGCTTAACACCAAAATCAAGATTTGAATTCCCCGCCGCCATGGGGATGAGACGCGAACACCAGCTTCATTGGCCCCGGTGTTCGCGAAAGCGAACCCCTGTGCGTTTCCGGGCTTGGCGGGCCGGGCGCCAATGGAGATAAATCAAATGGCAACCGCCAAAAAAGAAACCGCAGACATCACCATCCAGCCTTTGCGGCGTGGGTCAGTTAAGCTCAGGATCGTTGGTACACAGCCGATGTTCCAGAACCGAATGAGCGCCAAGGTCAAGCAGGGTCTGCTCGTCGGGACGAAGAAAAAGACCCGTGCCGAGCGCGTCGAGATCAAGCACCATCCGCTCCAAGAGTTTCGGGATAGCGCCGAGATCATGGATGATGGTCCGACCGCTCTCGGGCTCCAGGTCGTCGCTGTAAAAGCGGCCATGGCAACGGCGGCGCTGGAAACGCCGGGGATGACAAAGACCTCGGCGCAACGCCTTCTTTTCCTGCCCGGCGACAGGGTCGCGCTCTACGGGACGCCTCACTTGCGGATGGACGTGGTTCGCTCCGCCGACATGGCGCGGACCCCGGACGTACGGTCTCGCTGCTTCCTTCCGAAGTGGGGTGCCGAACTGAACGTCCAGTTCATCATGCCGCAGCTTTCCATGACCTCGGTTGTGACGCTGCTCTGTAATGCAGGAGTGCTGGTCGGCGTCGGCGACTTTCGACAGGAAAAGGGCAAGGGCGGCTACGGGCTGTTTCGCGTCATTGGCGAAGGCGAGGACGATGACGAGTGGAATGAGCTTGTCGAGTACCACGCTCGCGATGCGCAGGAAGCCGCTCTCGCTGATCCCGATTTTGCCGGGAGCGACACCGCAGAGTTGATGGAGTTCTACGCTGCCGAGACGAAGCGGAGGGCTGCATAATGGCGAACTTCACCAAAGAGCGGCGGCAAGAAATTATTCAGGAGTTCGCCGTCCGCCACAACGGTAACTACAACCCTCGGATATTCCTTGAGGAAGTCGAGCGGGTCGGGCCTTTGCACCCTGCGCACGGGTGGTTCGAGTGGGACGCCGACAAGGCCGCATTCGAGCATAAGCTTTGGCAGGCTCGTGAGTTTGCCAAAGGGCTTCGGGTCACGTTCCAGGTCGAAGAAGTGGGGCAGACGAAGCCGGTTCGGATTCGTCAAACGGAAACGCCACTCGTGATCTCGCCGATTGCCACCCGCCGCGACGGTGGCGGATACAAACTGTTCGATGCCAATGACCCGAGCCATATGGCCGAGCATTGTCGGCAGGCGGCACAGGCCATGGAAACATGGCTTCGGCGATACGGTTCGGCGGTGGAATTTGCCGGCGGGTCGATGAGAAACTTGGAGAGGCTCAAGACGCTTCTCGAACAGGCAGCGAAACAGCACGATATTGCTGCTTGAGAATGGCGCGGAGCTGATCGCCCGATCGGCTGGCGAGGATCACGGCAGGGCAGGCTAGGCGGGGGATGGTGAGTCCCGGTACGTCGAGGCGGGTCTCGGTCTGGTAACGCAGGCTAGGCACGGCGGGGCGCGGTTTGGCAACGCTTGGTATGGCAGGCTAGGCGGGGTTCGGCATGGCGCGCAGAGGCGTGTCGCGTCGCGGCCGGTTTGAAGTAAAAAGATCGGGCCGTCCTTCGGGGCGGCCTTTTCATTGGACCGGATTGTCGCCCCGTCCTTCGGCCTTCGTTTTGATCATGTCGAAGACTTCGCGGCAGACGCCGGCCCATTGTCCGTCCTCAAGCGTAAACCGGAGTGCGACGTCAGATGACAGATACACGTCGAGCAAAAACTCGCCTTCATGCGTGGTCCCTGTCCGAACAGTCGGAGACTGAAGATCGCCAAGGATCATCGTGTCCTCCCGTCCGGTCGGCTCGCATAACGGCAACATACCCAGCAGGTTTCCAATCAGACGCGCTGCAGTCTCTGCGGAGAGGGGGATGCCCACTTTGTGGCCCTCGTCATCCTCCACCTCAATCCTGAGTAAGCCGTCCCTTGAGTTAAACGTCGTCCTTACGTCGGGCATCTCTCGGCTCCCATTTCAGTCGCCGAACGCTATCCCATCAACCTTGAGCAGAACCGACGCCTGCCTCGCGCGGGCTTTTTCATTAAAGCGGCGTTGCGCCCTCAAATCCCATGACGACACACCGGGCAGACGTAGGGTTGACCAGGGGGCTTTCTGTTTCCTTCACCAGCCTCGCGCTTCGGACCTCGCCTGCGCTCAGCTGAGATACCGATCCCGTCACGTCCCAAGTCATACCCTCGGCGTTCTCTGCCTCGCAGTGGATGTCGACCGACCGAGTGTGTGTCGAGCCGTTCCGAAGCTCAACCGTGATGACTGTGTAGGGCACGCCGGCTGTCACGACCTCTTCCATCGTCGCTTTCCCGATCTCGAAGGGCAAGGCGTTGGAAAACTCCACTGATTGCGCCATCGCAGGTGCTGTTCCCAACAATGATGCTGCAACGATAGCGGCTCTGAGCAAGGTTCATTCTCCCATGGCGGAACGCAGGATCGGCAGTGAGCTATACAAGGTCGAGCCCCTCCCGGCAGGAGAGGCGATCGAACTCTACGCGGATCTGATGCGCGTGGCGACCCAGGCGACCGGGCGGGTGCCGGCCATCCTCATGGCGATTGCGAACCGCGAGACGGGCGCCCCTGACGTCATGGCCGAAGTCGCGGCGCTGGCCGGCCTCGGCGACATCCTCCGCGGCACAGGGTCGACGGAAATCAAGGGCCTCATTGATCGCATCGTGACATGCGCGTCGGTCAAGCGTCCGTCGGGCTATGCACCGGTCAATCTCGACGAGGAGTTCTCCGGCAACCTGGCTGCGATCTTTCCCGTCGCCAAATTCGTGCTGGAGGTGAACTACGCCGATTTTTTTACCGAGAGCGTGGGCGGTGGACTTTTGAGCGGTCTGCGATCGGCCTTAGCGAGCGGGAAGTAAAGCAGGTCGCGCCGAACCTGAACTATTTCGTCTACCGGCCGGCACTCGCCGACCCGCCGCTCTGCACCTTCCTGGATTGCGAGCGCATCACCTTGAAACAGCTTCTCGACATGCACGAAGCGCTGGACCTGCGGGTCGCGCAACAGCAGCGAGCATCTCAGCAGGCGAGGTCGAAACGTGGCAATCGCTGAGGAATTGATCGCACTGCTCGGCTTCAAGCTCGGCAGCACCGCGCCGGTCGAGAAGTTCAACGACGAGCTCGATAAGACCGAGAAGCGGGCCAAGGGCTCGACCGATCGCATGAGGGGATTGGGCGTAGCGGTCGGTGCTGCTACCACGGCTGCCATTGCGCTAGGAACGGCAGGATTCCGGAACTTCGCCGGGTTCGAACGCGAGATGACCCGGATCGGGATCACGGCGGGATCAACGGCCGAGGAGACCGCGAAGGCCGGCGAGGTCATTCGCAACCTTGCGTTCGATGTTGCCCTGCCGCTTGATCAGGCCATTGCGGGCCTCGACACGCTAGTCGCGTCGGGCATGTCCCTTGAACAGGCTATGGCGTTCCTGCCATCTGTCATGGCGACGGCGCAAGCA